AATATCCAGGCACGCCCATCGACAAAATCTACTTCGTCGAAGAGGGCATGGCGTCGATGACCGTCACCTTCTACGACGGGACACAGGTCGAAGTGGGGATGTTTGGCTGCGAGTCGATTATCGGGATATCGGCGTTGATGGGGACGAAACAAAGCCTGAACCGCGCCTACACGCAAATCGCCGGCAAAGGCTATAGCTCGCCGGTGGAGCAGGCGCGGCGGGAGTTCGCGCGCGGCGAAGTATTCCAAATGCTGGCGCTGCGCTACGTGCAGGTCCAGCTTGTCCAGTCGATGCAATCGGCCGCCTGCAACGCGCGCCACAACTTTGAGCAGCGCCTGGCTCGGTGGCTGCTGATCTGCGCGGACCGCGCGCATAGTGAAACCTTCGAGATGTCGCAGGAGTATATGGCGCAGATGCTGGGCACGACGCGATCGACAATTTCAATCGCGGCGGGGAAGTTGAAGGAGTTGCGGCTGGTCGAATACACGCGCGGCGTGGTGCGAATCATCAATCCAGCGGGACTCGAAAACGTGGCGTGCGAGTGCTACCGGGTCATCAAATACCACCTGGACAACTATGACGGGTTTGACAGCCGGGTTGTTTCTTAGACAGGAGCACCAATGGAAACGAATCGCAGAAGGTTCATCACATCCACGGCTGCAGCAGCGTTGGCGCTGGCGGTCATGCCGCGTGCATTCGGTTACTCGAAAGCTGGAGAAGAGTATCGCGCGGTCTACATTTTGCGAGAGAACGCGTGGGCGAGGGCCGACTTTGAGGAGTTGCGCAAAGGCGACTGGTTTCTGTTGTGGGATATGCCGACAGGGATTGAAACGGGTGAGGCGATTTACGAGGCCACTTCTGAGATAACACCGGGGCGCGTGGACGGAATTGAAGCCAAGACGGTGAAGGTCTGGCTGGATGGCGCCTGGATCGGAAAAGCCTAGTCGCGCTGCGGCCAAACCGAAGCATAGGCGCTGAGCGGGACGACTGGATCGAGCGGCTCAAGCTCGGCAAACATGTCCGGCTTCTCGACGCCGGCGACTTCATCGTAGGTCGAAAGCGAAGCCAAAGGGAGAAAGAACTGTTTTGCGATCGCGGTGGGAACGCCGGAGCAGGTGAGCACCATCGCGCGGCGCGTGTAAGTCAGCAAATACCACGCCTGCATCCAATCGCCCTGCAGGCTGAGATCAATCTCAGAGAGAAGACGTTTGCGCTCGGCGATCGGGTCAAGGTCGAGCCAGTGACATGCGCATTCAAAGCTGCGCTCCCACTCATCCTTATCGCTCTGCAGCGGTCGCAGATCGGAGATCCACCAACGGGCCAGGATGGCGAGGTCGGTGGGTAGACCACCGCTTGTCTTCATCGCTTCATCAACAGCTTGATCCAACACCCGACGCCAAAACAGCAACGGTGGATCGGAACGCATGCGACGAACAAGTTGCGGCTGGCGCATGTAATGACGCTTGCTTTTGACTGTGGAGAGGGTGAGTGCCATCAGATTGCGTCCGCAACGTGCGGGGGGAAGGTGCGCATGAGTACCGAGCTTAGGGCTGAGAATCGCCGGCGTCTGTCAGGCTGCTCACTGTGCGGCTTCGCACTTAGGAGGTGGTGGCGCATGACCCTAGACGTACGCGCCAGGCCAATGGAATTGAAACTCCACTTCTGGGTGAGGACGAACACCGCACAGTTGACGGGATCGAGCAGCGCACGGCATAACCTACACGGCGCGAGTCTCGGCGCCAAGCCAGCAGCTCTGTATGCAAGGAAGGGCCTCAGTACCCCGCAACCTCAACGGGTCCTTCCCAGACATCGCTCGCTGCGGGTGACGCGCTACCGCGAGCCCGGCCTAGCACCATTTTTATTTTTTTTAGTTTTCCGTTTCCGCCGATGCCGAAGATCAAACAGCCCGCGAAGCACGATGCCCTGGCGATCGACGACGTTGCGGCCCTCCTTTTTGTCACCGACCGCACCATTCGCAACTGGCTCAAAGAGCGTGACATGCCCTCTGTCGCCGACGAGCGCGGGCGGCGCTTCATCTGGTCGGACGTGCTGCCCTGGTACGTGAAAATGAGGGCCGACGATGACGGAAATGCACGGAAGCGAGCCGTCTCCTGGCCGCCCACAGCACCGGTCGGTGAGCCGACAGGTCCTGATGCCGGTTGGTCGGAGCTGCAGAAGCTCCAGGAGCGCAAGAATGAGCTACGCGAGGCTGGCGCCGAGGCGGTCCTGCGCAATGCGATCGCGTCGGCGGATCTCCGCGAGCTCGAGCTGGCGGAGCGCCGCGGCCAGGTAGTCGCCGTCGACGACGTCGCCCGCACCATGCAGGACACCGCAAAAAACCTTCAGACCAAGATCCTCGGCTGGCCCACGCTGATGATCGGCCGTGTCTTCGGGCTCCGCGATCGCAACCAGCTCTTCGGCGTACTGACCAGCTCCGCGCGCGACCTCTGCGCCGACCTGGCCAGCGGGAGTAAGGCGCCCGATGCCTAGCTTCCAGTCCAGCGCCGATTCACTCGCTGCCCTGCAGCGCGCCGTCGTTCTCTCTCTCGCGCTCCTGACCCCGCCGGCGGAGCTCACCGTCTCCGAGTGGGCAGACCTCAATGCGCGCCTCCCGCCCGAGGGCGCCTCCGAGCCTGGCCAGTGGTCCACCGACCGCGCACCCTACCAGCGCGGCATGATGGACGTCGCCAACGAGCCCGGCATTGAAACCGCGGTTTACATGATCGCCGCGCAGTGCGGCAAGACCGCCTCGATGCTGAACACGCTCTTTTACTTCGTTTCGCACGCGCCCAGCCCGATCCTCTGGGTGATGCCGACCAAAACCCTCGCCGAGGATCTCTCGAAAGAGCGCATCGACACCGCGATCCGCGACACGCCGGCCCTCGCACCGCTCTTCGGCAAGAGTAAAACCCGGTCCAGCGGCGCCACCATTCTCAAAAAGAAGTTCCCCGGCGGCTTCATGGCCCTGGCGGGAGCCAACGCACCCAGCACCCTGGCCAGCCGGCCGGCGCGGGTGCTGATCTGCGACGAGGTTGACGACTTCCCGGCCAGCTCCGGGACCAAGGGCGACCCCATCACCATCGCCGACGCGAGAACCACGAACTTCTGGAATCGTTTCAAGGTCTATGCCTCCACGCCCAGCATCAAGGGCGCCAGCCGCATCGAGAAGCTGCTCGCCAACTCCGACATGCGCGTCTACATGGTCGCCTGCCCTCACTGCCACACCTACCAGGAGCTGGTGTGGGAGTCGCTGAAGTGGCCTGGCCCCAACAGCAACAGCGGCGCGACCAGGCATGAGCCGAGCCGGTGTTACTACGTGTGCGTCCAGGGCTGCGAGATCCTCGAGGCCGATAAGCCGGACATGCTGCGCGACCGCGACGTCGAGTTTCCCGCGTACTGGCACAAGACCAACCCGGGTGGCGGCGACGGCCACACCGCTGGCTTTACGCTCAGCGTTCTCTACTCGCCCTGGAAGACGTGGGAGTCGCTGATCGGCGACTGGCTGAAGGCGTACAAAAATCCGCAACAGCGCAAGGCCTTCATCAACACCCGGCTGGCGCGCACCTATGAGGCCTTCGGCGAGACCGTCGACGACACGGCCCTGATGAAGCGCCGCGGCATCTACGAGGCCGAAGTACCGGCCGGCGCCCTGGTCCTGACCCTCGGCGTCGACGTCCAGGCCGATCGCATCGAGGCGGAGCTGGTTGGCTGGGGCGCGGATGGCCAGTCCTGGTCCATCGACTACTTCATTCTTCGCGGCAACCCGGCGATGGCCGAGGCCTGGCTGCCGGTCGACGAGCTGCTCCAGCGCACCTGGCTGCACGCCTCGGGCGCGCGCCTGCGCATCGCGTGCGCCTTCATCGATTCTGGGTATCACACCGCCCAGGTCTATAAGTTCTGCCGTCCGCGCCAGGTGCGCCGCGTCTTCGCTTCCAAGGGCATGGCTGGCCCGGCGGTCCCGCTCACCCGGCCCAGGGCACAGCGCGCCCACAAATCGCGGGTGGAGCTGCGCATCGTCGGCATCGACACGGCCAAGGAGGCGCTCTACGCCAATCTGAAGGTCGAGGAGATCGGGCCGAGCTACTGCCACTTTCCTTCGGCGTACAAAAACGAGCAGGGCACCGTCGTCCCGCGCAACACCTACGACCGCGATTACTTCGCGCAGCTCACGGCCGAGAAGCTGGTCAGCGAAATGGACGGCATGACGCCGGTCCGCAAGTGGGTCAAAAAGCAGGAGCGCAATGAGGCCCTCGACTGCCGCGTCTACGCGATGGCCGCGCTCGACGATCTCAATATCCGCGATTGGACCAAGCTGGCGGCGAACCTGCAGCAGATGGCTGCACATTTCAAACAGACGCCGCCGGCCGGAGATCCGCGGAGCGTGCCTGACGCCCCTCCCGAAGCGATCACGCAAACCCCGGAGATCTCCGCCGGCGACATCCCCATCCTGACAGGCGCAAAGAAGAAGGGCGCCAGGCTCGCCGCGAAGACGAGCTGGGCCGGGGAGTGGGACCGTTAGCCGGGTGGCCCCCGGCCGCTAGGCTTCAACTTGGCTGCGCGCGCCCGTCTCGGCCCGGATCGGCGCCTCGGTCGGAGTCAGCGTGCAGGCAAAGTATCCACGCTTGGCCAGCTCCGTCCACTGTTCCGGACTGGTGATGGTGAGCTGGAGGATCCCGATCGGCTTGGCGGTCGAGGCGTGGCTGGTGCCGGGTTCGGTCGCCGTCATCTTGACCAGCGACAGGTTGCGGTCCCACTCGGCAGTGGTGAGGTCGGTGACCAGGAAATTGCAGTTGACCTGGCCTGCGATGGGGGCGTTGCGGTGGTTCTGGCTTGCCTGGGTGCCTTCCATGGTTGTATCTCCCTTGCGCGCAATCCTACGCCGTTTTCTTCGGTTTTTGCCGATCTTCATGCCTAAATCGCCCATC